TCTGTGTTTATTGACTCACTCGACTGGCTGGAACCTTTGTTGCACAAGCATGTGTGCGAGGCAAACAAGTGGGTCAACATTGAGACGCCTGGCTATGGCAAGGGATACATCGCTGCAGCCGATGAGTGGCGCACCCTGCTGTCTGGTCTTGAGGCATTGAGGTCCGAGCGCAACATGGCGATCATCTTGATTGGCCACGACAAGATCAAGCGCTATGAGTCTCCCCTCACCGAAGGCTATGACCAGTTCACATTGAAGTTGCACGACCGCGCCAGTGACCTAGTGCGCGAATGGGCCGACGTAATTGGCTGGGCCAACCACCGCATTGTCACAACGCAAAGCGATGCCGGCTACGGCAACAAAGAAACCAAAGCACGCACAACGGGCGAACGCATCTTGCACGTTGAGACTCACCCAGGCCACATGGGCGGCAATCGCTTTGGCCTTAAAAACATGCCCCTTTCATGGGACGCATTCGCAGCTGCACTTGCAGCACAAAACTAAGCCAACCAGGAGAACCAACATGGCTAAATTTAATTTTAATTCTGCAACCGTAGAACCAATGCAATCTCGCTCGTTTGAGCCTTTACCAAAAGGCGACTATGAAATGATTGTCGTCAAGTCTGATGTCAAAGCAACAAAGGCTGGCAACGGTCATTACATTGAATTGGAAATGCACATTTTGGGCGGCGAGCATTCAGGCCGGCGCCATTGGGAGCATTTGAATGTAGATAACCCTAGCAAGACCGCGCAAGATATTGCGCAGGCAGCGCTTGCAGCACTGTGCCATGCAGTTGGCATTACAGAGATTGGTGAGACTGAAGAATTGCACGACACGCCTTTTATTGCGCATGTGGACATTGATAAGAAGGACCCCTCGCGCAACCGCATCATGGGCTATGTCGGCATCAGCGCGCCAGCGCCCAAAGTAGCACAAGTGGCTCGCCCTGCAGCAGCTGCGCCAGCAAACAAAAAGCCTTGGGGTTGATCATGGCTGCGTTGCCTGAGTCCCAGCACACTACGTCCGGCGCCATTGTGAAGTGGTATGAAAGCAAGGCGCAAGAGCACCGCCCTCATATGGGCGCCAGCCTCATTGGCCACGAATGCCAGCGTTACATCTGGCTGACCTGGCGCTGGGCTTTTAAGCCCGAATTTTCTGGTCGTATTTTGCGCTTGTTCAGCACTGGCCAACGTGAGGAAGCCAGGCTTATTGAAGAGCTTCGAGGCATTGGCGCGACAGTGTGGGACCGTGACCCAGACTCTGGTGATCAGTTCCGCGTGAGTGCTTGCGATGGGCACTTTGGTGGCAGCTTAGACGGCGTTGGCAAGGGATTGCTCGAGGCGCCAAAGAGCGCGTGTGTGCTTGAGTTTAAAACGCACAATGACAAGTCGTTTGTTGAGCTTCAAAAGAAAAAGGTCCAAGGCTCCAAACCCCAGCACTATGACCAAATGACTGTGTATATGGGCTTGATGGACATCGACCGCGCCATGTACATGGGCGTTAATAAAAACACTGATGATGTTTATTGCGAGTGGCTGCACTTTGACAAAGATCATTTTGCAGTGCTGATGGCACGCGCACAAAACCTGATTGATCAAGTTTCATCGCCTGAGCCTTTAAGCCATGACCCCTCGTATTTCATTTGCAAGATGTGCAATTTTCACAAGCACTGCCATAACGGCGTGGCTGCCGAGGTTAACTGCAGGACGTGCTGTCACTCATCACCCGTTGAGAACGCGGCGTGGAGCTGTGACCATCACAAGAAGCAGATTGATGACCAGGCCCAACGCGCTGGCTGTGAGGCTCACCTGATGATCCCCTCGCTGATTCCATACGCCGAGCCCATCGATGGCGGTGAGTCATGGATCGCGTACAAGCACCGCGAGCTAGGCGGCACGTTTGTCAATGGCCGCGAGGAAGTTGAAGGGTATGGCCCGACCTTTAGCAGTCAAGAGTTGCACATGTGCCCAGGCTCATTGATCTCTGACATGGCCAAACTTAAAGCCGAGTTCCCTGGTAGCAAAGTGGTGAGCGGTGAAGTTGTAAAAGACCCAATTGTTTGGCCATTTTTTGATGACCTGGCAGTGGACCCTGCCACCATTCCTGTGAAGTCTGACCATCCAATTAAGGCAGCTGAGCGACGCAAGACCAAGGCCGTTGTTGAGGCCATGAAAAAGTTCAGCGAGGGACCATGACTTTGCTTGAATACGTTAAGGCCAGGTCCGAGGAAATCGGTGACTGCTGGGACTGGAAAGGCGCGTTGCAGGCGTGCGGCACAACGCCCATGATGCGTCACCAAGGCAAAACCATTTCAGTGCGCCGGCTCATTATGCAAGATCAAGGTTTTGAGGTTGAGGGGAAGGTGGCCACATGCACATGCGGAAATCATTTGTGCGTGAACCCCGAGCACTTGGAGCTCATTACACGCAAGCGATTGACCAAGCGAGTGGCATCAAAAATTAACCGCTCAATCAGTGTTTTGCGCATGGCCAAGATTTCATCAGTGGCGCGCCAGCACTCAAAAATTAACGAGCAAATTGCCGAGGAAATTAGGCAAGCTGAGGGCACACAACGCGAGATTGCTAGACGCTTTGGAGTGAGCCAAGCAACTGTCAGTGTGATCAAGCGAGGCCTTACCTGGCGCGATTACAACAACCCTTTTGCTCAGCTTATTGGTGCAACAAGTAAATGAGTGGCTGGCGCAAAAAACAAATTAAGGACCTTCAAATGTTCATTATTGGCATTGATCCAGGCGCGTCCGGCGCCGTTGCTATTCTGGAGAAAAACGGCAGACTGGTTCATGTCTTCGACATGCCAGCTTTGGAAATCATGGCGGGCGGCAAAGCCAAGCGCCGTGTGTCACCAGAGATGCTCGCGTCAGAGCTTGGCCTGTATGCCGATGAGGGCGCGGTGGCTTGTATTGAGCAAGTGGGCGCCATGCCTGGTCAAGGTGTCAGCAGCATGTTTGCCTTCGGTGAGTCCTTTGGACTGGCCAAGGGCGTTCTGGCCGGCTTGCACATTTCAACCAGCACAGTAACGCCTGGTAAGTGGAAGAAGGCCATGGGCGTTAATGCCGGCAAGGACGGCAGCAGGGCCAAGGCAGCGCAGCTGTGGCCTGCATCCGCGAGCGAGTTTAAGCGCGTTCGGGATGATGGCAGGGCCGAGGCCTGCTTAATTGCTGAATGGTTTCGCGCCTACGGGTAATCACTTAAATTTGTGACAAAAAAATCCTTTGACAAAACATTGAATATATTGAGATAATCTCAACATCGTATTTTAGGAGCTCAAAAAATGTCACTTTTACTTAGAGGCGAAAGCTATTGGATGGACGTCCAGATCAATGGCAAGCGTTTGCGTGAATCACTTAAGACCGGCGACAAGAAGCTGGCCCAGCAGCTGCACGACATGCGCAAGGCAGAGCTGTGGCGCGAGGGCGTCCTAAAAGAGAAACCTAAGAAGACATTCAAGGAAGCATGCGCACGTTGGTTGGTTGAGCGTTCACATAAAAGATCGATCGCTGATGACGTACTAAAAATCAATCTTCTTCTCCCAAAGATAGGCACAGTGCTGCTTGCTGAGCTCACCCGTGACAAGATTGAAAGCGTGCTGCCAAAGGAAGTCTCAGGCGCCACCAGGAACCGCTACCGGGCCCTGATTCGGGCCATGTTGCGTGCTGCTGAGCGCGAGTGGGACTGGCTCGACCGCGCTCCTACCCTTAGAACAGAAGTAGAACCAAAGCGCCGCGTCGCATATCTGACACGCGAGCAAGCCGAGGTTTTAATCGCAACTTTACCGGAAAAGTACCGGATGCCAGTCCGTTTCGCTTTGCTCACCGGGTTGAGAAGATCGAATGTTTTTAACCTGGTGTGGGAATCTGTGGACTTAACCAATGGCATGGTTCATGTGGCCGAGGAAGACGCAAAAGCTGGCCACCGCATCTTGGTTCCACTGAACAAGTCGGCCAAGGCGCTGCTGGAATCATTCCCCGAGCCCCGTATAGGCCGCGTATGGGGCGATATGGACCGCATATGGGCCAACACATGGACAAGTGCTTGCAAGCGCGCTGGCGTGCCTGGCTTTAGGTTCCATGATTTGCGCCACACCTGGGCGTCTTGGCATGCGATGGCTGGGACACCCTTGTCGGTGCTCCAGGAGCTGGGTGGATGGCACTCACATGAGATGGTTCAGCGTTATGCGCACCTTTCGCCAGAGCATTTGGCGAACGCTGCGGAGCGGGTTAACTTCTGATTTATGGTACAAAAATGTCACAACAACCGAAAAATCAAAACCTGAAAACGCTGAGACCCGCATAAACATTGGGGTGGCTGATGGGGCTCGAACCCACGACAACAGGAATCACAATCAGTTTTAAGCAAAAAAACCCCCCAGTTACGGGGGGAAAATGCAGATGGCAACTGCTTTGTCTCAATTTGCGTCACAAATTTGGTATGCCGTTTTTTCCAATAAAACAACCGGAAAATAACCGGACTCCAGTCCGGTGATATACCTATTTAGATGCAACCCCCTGGCTTTTTTCATAACTTCTCATGCCGGCCAAACCGAGAAGGCCTAGCAAGACTTGCATGGTCAAATTGGTATCTAGCTGTGGAAA